ACAGCAGTTCCATCCATAGCGGCGAATTGAGTGACACCTTGGGGCGACTGGCGACGATAGAAGAGTTCGCTTGAAGCCATGAGAATAGCGTTGTCGTGAACAGTTACAGGAACTGTTGCCTCGCCAACAAACTTGGTTACCAAAGCGTGACCAGCGGTCAAGCATTCGGTTACGAAGTCGCTTGTCTCATCAGTGCCAATGTAGGCCCTGAACTCTTCTATCGTTACAGCCATTTGTCGGACTAAGCGGTGAAGTCTAGCTTGACGATTGCAGCCTCAAACGGAACAGCAATTGCTGCAAATCCGTATAGAGATAGCGTGTCGGTCAAGGTTGAGACATCCTGAGCGGTTAGTCGGGTTCCCGAGCCGTTTGACTCCATGGTTAGCAATGCACGTGAGTTTGCAAGGTAAGCCAGGGTGTCGCCTAGGGTTGGGTCAACAACTACTGGGATGCCCCAGATTGAACCGGTTAGGTCGTTGTTAGCAGTTGCGAACGTGTTTGAACCGTCGCTGTTTACGTTCACGATTGGACGGCCAGCAGTGTCGGCAATCTTCATGAAGTATTTGTAAGCAGCAGGGCCACAAAGAATAAACTCGGCGTTTAGACCAGAGTTAGCCTTGATGTATTTGACACCATCGATTAGACCTTCGATAACCGAAGTAGCGGTTCCGCCGTCTAGATCCATAACCTTGCCAGTGAAGTCAAGTGCAGCAATCTTTGCTTTAGCAGCAGTGTTGGTTGCGTTGGCGTAAGCGACGGCTAGTGCGTCAAATGCGATTCCAGCGTAGTCAACTGAGCCACGAAGCAGAGCCTGCTTTGAAACAGTGGTGTAACCGCCGTAGGTGGTTACTGCGGTCGAAATGCTGTCGATGGTTAGGTTACCAAACGATAGTGCTTCGTTCTCTGGGTCCTGAACGCCAACAGCAAGAGTGTTAGCGGTGATTGCAGCGTATTCAACGGTCATACCGGTAGCAGGTAGAACCGAGGTCGACCAAACGTTCCATGATGGGCGGTTAGCGTCGATTAGCTTGTTGATGTAACCAATGTAGCCAGGAGCAGCATAGGTGTCTGCCGAAGTCGAAGCGGCACGAGCCAATTCGATTGCAGCTGCGTCGCCCTTAGCGAATGCCTGAGCATACTCGCCGAACGAACGGTATTTCATGTATTCAGGAGCCGATGGGGCTACTGGTGCAACGCTTGACTCAACTACACGACGAAGTTCTGCAACTTCATCCTGAACTGAGCGAACGTCTAGTTCGATGTTGTTTTCCAACTCGGACTCGCTTTCTTTTAGGGTTTCTGGTTCAGAAGGGGTTTCTTCACGAACTTCGGTGATACTTGCACCTGCATAAGCAGGGAAAGGCACGACAGAGACTTCCTTCAAGGAAACCTTTGTGCGTGTAATCGTTGAGCCATCCTGTTCTTGTGAAACAGGCACAAAGCCCACCGAAAACTTATTCAATGCACCATCACGCATAAGCGTAAGCACATCGTTGCCAAGAGTAGTCTCAGACACTTTGGCAGTGATCTCATAACCGCCATCAGTCTCACGACCAACAGTTACAACACCAATAGGTGTCTCGTGGCCATAAAACAACTTGACATCTTCAACGCTGTCAATCGCACCAGGTGCAAAGCGTTCGATGTATGCTCCACCAATGTTGGCGTCTTGGCCGTAAGGAACAGCCAGACCGGTGATGGTTCGTTCTTCTAGGTTGTCAAGTCTTAGCTCTAGCGAGCGTGTTTCAATTTCAGACATTTAGTCCTTCTTTGTTAGCGGCGTATTCTGGGGTAATAATTCCTGCGGCAATGGCGTCAGACCACATCTTTAGACGATCAGACTTAGATAGCACCAAGTCTTCCCACATGAACTCCACACGTGAGCCACGTGGTAGGCAATTGCTAAGTGCGTCTTGGATTGGGCGAGTGTATGCCTGAATGGTTTCACGATAGAACGCCGATTCTTCGTCAACCAAGTTTGAGTAAGTGTCACTAGTTCCATCAACACCAGTAACGAGCTTGCGTGGTGGGATACCAAACAACCTAGCGATTTGCTGAACTGACTGTGCAGAGACTTCGGTAAACAACGCTTCAGACGGCTTTAGGGCAATCTGCTGGTATTCAAAACCTGAACCTAGAACAGCAATCTGGCGTGTGGCCTGTTTGGTGTTCCAAGTGTTGGTAATGGTCTGTGCGTCGTCTGGGCTGATTTCTTTACCAGTTTTTAGGACACCGGTAGGGATTCCACCGGCTGAGAACCAGTTTGCCTGGTAGTTGCGTAGATCTAATGCACCAGCAATGTCTTGAGAACACATGTCAATAGGTGATGGCCCTTTGAGCCAGCCAGCACGTGGGAAGAGCTGCAAGTGTTCAATTTCCCGAGCAGAATAAACTTTGTCTAAGTAAACGTAGCGACGTGCAGCGTTTAGTGCGTCGGTTTCGGTTTCAATGGAAACCTGCCACGCTGGAATCTGCATTACGTCGTTTACACGCCCAGCAGAGTCGTAAGACTTATACCAAAAAGCGTTGCCGTAAAGTGCTAGGTCGGTTGCCGTCGAGTAGATGAACTCATGACGTTTCATTTGCAAAGATGGGTTGTTTACGAAGGTTGGGTTGTCCACAACCATTTCCATACCGGTGGCGTAACGTTTGGTAACCATTCCAAGGTTAGAAACAGTGGTGGCAAGTATCTGAACGCTACGCCAGACCGCTGTCAGCGTTAGAGCCGATTCAGGAGTGGCTAAAGTCGTAGAGCGTGAAGGAATCACAGGGGTAACTGCCCGAGTCTCAGTTTTAGTAAAAATGCGTTGCCAGATACTTGCCATCGGATAAATGATAATGCATTGGACTTACATTATGTCAAGTAAATCGGCGTGTCTAATAAACGCCAATTCCGTTGGGTCTATCAAGAGAAGCGACATAAACACCAAGAACCATAGAGATCACTGCATCAATCTCGCCTAAAGAATCACGCCTAGACAAATACCAATTCTCACCAACATATCTGGCAACACCACGTGGCATCTGAGCAATAAGCAACTGATCGGTCTGGTTCCAAGAAACCATGTTTTGGCTAAACAAACTGAACGTGGTCGAACAAGCAGCTGCAACTTCCTTGCTCCACAACTGCCACATCGGATACTTGCCGTCTTTGAGACGTTTCTGCAAGTTAGGCATTCTTGAACCATCCAACACAATGGCAGTGGCTTTGGTGCGACGGTAAACATCGACAAGCAACTCGAACAATCTGTTTTCGGAAGGGTTACGCAATGAAGCAACCAGTTCGGTCTGAATAATGCCATCAACCTTTTTGGCAGCACTAATTGTGGCGTGGTCTAGTTTGGTGGTTACGTCAAGGCTGATAACGCACCCAGTGATGTCCTCAATGCCGTTGCCCATGTTTGCGTAGAACACCGGTGTCGGTAGCCAAGACTCTGACGAACCAGAGATGAACTGGTTGAGCCGGTATCGTCGAGCTTCGTGTTCGGGGATGGTGGCTAAGTCGGTGAGTATGCGATCTAGTGGCAGACGGCCACACTCAACGGCTGGGTTACTAGCCAAAATGGCTTCAGCGTCAACAGCGGAGCCTTCGGGGGCTTCCCAACAGAAGAAACCAAAGCGTTCCAAAGCAGGGTCGCCGTTAGCCGAGCGTTCGCCTTGTTTGTAAAGGTCGATAAGTGTTTCGGACGTGGAGTCGCCAGCAGTAGTGATACCAATAATGATTCCGTCAGGCGAAGCAGCCGTTCCCTGAACCACAGCCGTCCACATACCTTTCTTCCAGATGTGCAATTCGTCAGCAAGAACGGTATCCACTCGGAGACCTTGCAAAGCGGATTCTTTAGCCGGGCGAACGTCATACCTGGATAAACCATCAGCTGAGACAATGCCACGACGTTCAGTCGTCTTACGGAACATCGACTTCAACTCTTCGTTACCCATAATCGTTGCCAAAACTCGGGAATAGATAACCATTGCCTGTTCAACGTTGCTAGCAAGTGAGAGCGTCTGGCCATTACGCATAGCCACGCCCCAAAGCCCGAGTATGGATCCGATTAGCGACTTGCCCGATTGTCTAGGAATGGAACACACTACGGCTCGGTAACGGAGACGGCCAGCAAGTAGTGGGTCTGGGTGGTCAGCCGGATAACGCTCCAAGATTGCCCGAAGCAACCAGCGTTGCCATTCGTCTAGTCGAACACCGTCGGGGTTATCCATGTCTCGGTATGCCAAGTCGACTACCTGAAGAAGTCGGTCGGCGTCGGACTTGAAGTCTTCCGATAGTGGCTTAGTCCATCGGGCTGGGAACAGCATTAGCGTTTCAGAAGTTCACGCAGTGGGTTTACTTCGACTGGCTTGCCAATCATGGCCTTCAATTCGTTCAGAGTCTTGCGAAGTTCACCGGCGGTCGACGTTTCGCCTTTGTCGTCGTATCGAGCAGCCAAAGCAAGTGCCAGGTCGGCATGAACCTGAGACTCCACGTCAAGCTCTAACGTATCAATCCAGTTCTTAGTTGTTTCGTAAATCATTGAATACCTTTCTGGTTCAACCCTAGTCAAACTTTTGGCTTATTGCGTAAAAAGTCGAGTCCA